CTACCTTGCCGACCTTAATATCATCGAAAGCCTGAAATCAGGAAGGGAACGGGGCAAATGACGGCGATACGTCCGTGTCTGACGTGCGGAATGTTGGTGCGCGCGTCTCGTTGCGAAACGCACCAAGCCGAATGGGACGCGGCGCACGAGCGACGACGAGGAACACGCAAACAGCGTGGCTACGGTGCAGAGTGGCAACGACAGCGTGCTGCTGCTATTGTCAGACAACCGTGGTGCGCTGCCTGCATGTCAGTGCAATCGGTGGACAATCCACTGACGGTTGATCACATCATCCCGAAGCATCGAGGAGGAGGGGACGGTCCTGAGAACCTGCAAGTGCTTTGTCGGCGATGCAACAGCAAGAAGGGGGTGCAATGACAGGTCAGGAGGTGCTTGAACGGATTGTGATCGAGCGCAACTTTCTGGCAAGCAAAGCGGCGCGAATGGAGCAACTTGCCGATCGCTACGGTGACTACGAGCGGTACAAGGAAGCCGAAAATCTATCGCGGATCGTCAGAGCAATCGATCGCATTGTTGAGGGCATCAAGATCGACATGAACAACGAGCGCAATGGGGAGCCGATCTATGCTGCTGTCTGACGGTGAGATGCGCGACGCATTGAGGTCAGGTGACCTCGGCGTTGTGCCATTGGCTGAGGAGAACATCCAACCGGCGTCAATCGACCTGCGCCTGCTTGACGAGGTCATCGATGACGATGGGCCTCGACGCTTAAAGGCCGAAGGCGAATGGTTGGTTCCCTCCGACTTTTTGTTGGCTTCGACTGTTGAGCGGATCACACTCGGTGATGCGTTCGCCGGACGCATCGAAGGCAAGTCAAGTCTGGGTAGACGAGGCTTACTTGTTCACTGCACCGCCGGTTTCGTCGATCCGGGCTTTGGTGGTCGCATCACACTCGAACTCGCCAATGTGGGACGAAAGCCCGTGTTGCTCGTGCCGGGAATGCTCATCTGTCAACTAACCGTTTTGCGGCTCGGCAGGCCGGCCGAATACCCCTACGGTCATCCTCGCCTACGGTCGCACTATCAAGGGCAGACCACGACGACGGAGGCTCGATGATGCCGTCACCTCCAGTGCCACCACAGTTGCGCGCAATCCGAGGCAATGTCGGGCATCAACGCAAGTCGGAGACGACAAACGGCCCCCAAGCCAAGGTTCCGCCATGCCCTCGCGAACTCGGAACTCACGAGCGACGACTTTGGCGCACGATCGGTGCGTCATTGCTGAAGGCGGGCCTGATTGCGGATGTCGATGGCCCTGCGTTCGCCGCCCTCGTTGTGTCCTATAGCCGCTGGCTTCGCATCACCGAAAGCCTGAAGGACGCGCCCATTTGGGTTGAACGATTGACTGGAGCCATTGAGCCAAATCCGGCGATCCGATTGCAGGCGGAGGCGCAACGCGACTACCTGCGCGCATTGGAAGCGTTCGGAGCCGCTCCGGCATGGCGCGCCAAGGCAACCCCAGTCGCGCCGCCGAAGGTTGATGACCTGACCGATTGGTTGACACGGAAGGCATGAGCGGCGAACGCGCAATCTCTTTCATCGAGCAGTTCTGCTCGCTTGGTCGAGGCGAGATGGCAGCGCAACCGATCGTTTTGCGTGCTTGGCAACGCGAGGTTCTGAGAAACCTTCTTGAGGAGCAGGACGGACATCGACGGTATCGGACAGGATTGATCGGCCTACCCCGCAAGAACGGCAAATCGGTATTGGGTGCTGGGCTTGCACTATATGGGTTGGTTGGCGATGGCGAGGTTGGTGCTGAGGTATATGCCTGCGCCGGCGATCGCCAGCAGGCGCGCATCGTTTTCAATGAGGCGCGTCGCATCGTGCAGTCAAGTGCTGCGTTGGCAAAGCATGTTCGCGTCTATCGCGACGTGCTTGAGGTGCCGGCAAGCAACAGCATTTTCCGCGTCTTGTCCGCGGACGCGAAACTCCAACAAGGTCTGACTCCGTCGATGGTGATTTTCGACGAGGTTCACGTACAGCCTAGCGACGACTTGTGGAACGCGATGGTCCTCGGCATGGGCACCCGGCGCAATCCCCTGATGGTGGGAATCACCACGGCCGGCTACGGCGAGGATAGTTTGTTGCGTCGTCTGTACGAATACGGCAAGCGACTGTCGTCTGGCGAAACGGTAGACCCGACGTTCTATTTCAAATGGTGGGAACCAAGCACATTTGGAGACTGGCGCGATCCGGCGATGTGGCACGAGGCGAACCCAGCGTTGGGTGATTACCTGCGCCTTGATGCTTTGGAGCATGACTGCCGGACGACAGCCGAAAGCGAGTTCCGCCGTTATCACCTCAACCAATGGACTGTCGCGGCGGAAAGTTGGTTGCCGTATGGCGCGTGGGTCGAATGCATGGATCAGGACGCGCGTCTAAGCCATGAGTTGCCTCTGAAGGTTGGCATCGACATGGCTTACAGCAATGACGCCGCGGCAATCGTTGGCGCTCAGGTGCAAGGCGAGCGCACAGTTGTCGCCCTGCTCGGCATTTGGGAGAACCCATACGCGCCCGACGATCGACGGCACAACGAATGGAAGATCAACGTCTTTGAGGTCGAGCAGCGGTTGCGAGAAATCAGGGAGGCGTATCCAGTCGCCGCGACCGTGATCGACGGTCAGACGCGACCGGGGCCGGAGTTCGCGTTCGACCCGGCTTGGTTCTCTCGATCGGCGCCAGTGCTTGAAGGTGACGGGTTGACGATGGTCGAGTTTCCACAGAGCGATGCGCGCATGATCCCGGCCAGTCAAACGCTCTATCAACTGGTCACTGAGAAACGCATCGTTCATGCCGGTGAACCGGCCCTGCGTCGTCACGTTGAGAATGCTGTTGCTGACCGGCGACCACGTGGTTGGCGGTTATCAAAGGCAAACCCTCGTCGCAAGATTGACGCGGCGATCGCATTGGCAATCGCCGCGCATCGAGCGCAAGAACCGGCACCGGTGAAGAAGCAATCGATCTATGAAAGTCGTGGGGTGTTGGTGCTTTGATTGACAGCAGTGATACCCTGCTGCTAGCGGGTGTAATCGCCGTGGGCATTACCATTGCCGCGTATGCCCCGTGGATTGTCCCGGCATGGATTGGTGCATGGTTGATCGCGATCGCGCTCCTGAAGGCATGGGCAGATGCTGACGCAAGTCGTTCGACGCGCGCTACAGACGAGGTCGGGGTCACTCGAAAACCCCGGCAACCCGCTGAACGCCTATAGCCTTGCCGCTGCGCTCCAGTCTGGATCGGAAAGCACGGCCGGCGTACCGGTCACGCTTGACGGCGCATTGTCCTTGCCGATCGTATGGACGTGCGTCTCGCTTCTCGCTCGTACCGTCGCCAGTCTTCCATTGGTCGTCTACAGGCGCACCTCCATCGGCAAGGAGCGCGCGATCGACCATCCGTTATATGGCGTGCTGCACGACTTGCCCAATGCGGAGATGACCGCATTCGACTTGCACGCCGCACTGATGGCGCACCTTGCTTTGCACGGCAACGCCTTCTGCGAGATCGTGCGTGACGGCAATGGCGCAGTCAAGGAGTTGTGGCCGCTGCCGCCCAATCGGGTGGCGTGGAAGCGCATTGCTCCGGGGCAACTGTTGTACGAGGTTGAGGTTGACGGTCGGATCGTTCCTTTGCGTGGCGAGAGCGTTCTGCATCTACGCAGTCTCACGCCTGATGGGCGGCGTGGGTACTCCTTTCTCTCACTCGCACGTGATGAGATCGGCTTGGGTCTCGCGGCTCGAACCTATGGATCAAAGTTCTTCGCGCAGGATGGTCGCCCCGGTGGAGTGCTGCGACATCCGGCCAACCTTTCGGATGACACGATCCAACGCCTGCGCGCTTCATGGGAAGCGGCGCACTCTGGGTTGAACAACGCGCATCGGGTTGCCATTCTCGAAGAGGGAATGGAATGGCAGACCTTGGGTTTGCCGCCGGAAGACATGCAGTTTTTGCAGACACGGCAAGCGACGCGCGCCGAGATCGCTTCATGGTTCTCCATCCCGCCACACATGGTCGGCGACACGCAGAAATCGACTTCTTGGGGTAGTGGCATTGAG